GAGGAAGTCATAGTGCACCAAGCGCAGAGTTCGGCGCACCACTAAACGACATGACTCGCGGAATGTACCCCGATGACTTTTACTCGCAAAATGGCCTTCGGTACTATGGGTCTGGAAGCGATGGGGAGAAAGAAGCCTTTGCTATCGCTCAAAAAGTTCGAGGAAAGCCAGATGCAATGGTCACAGCGTACCGGGCCGTGCCAAAGGGTGCTCAGTCCGAGCTTAATGCAGGAGACTGGATTGCGACAAGCAAGGCGTATGCAAAGCAGCACGGCGAGAGTGTCTTAAATGGTGACTACGACATAATCAGCCAAAAAGTACCAGCCAAGCATATTTACACAAATGCCGACTCAATTAGCGAATACGGCTACGACCCTACCGGCCTCGGCCTCACAGGCCAATCCGGCCTCCTAAACCCAGAAATAACAAAGGCCACAAATCGTGGGCTTTACCGTACAATGCTAGACGATGAGGAAGATAAACCCTCGTTCCCATACGGACTAATAGGCAAATAACATGGCCCAACTACCAGAAGACTTTGAGCACACGCTAGCGGCCATGTTGACGGACGCGGTAAGTTACATTGATGAGGAAGTTAGCCCTGGCCGCGCCAAGGCAATGGAATATTACCGAGGCGACAGCTTTGGCGATGAAACTGATGGCCGGAGTCAGGTAGTCTGCCGTGATGTGCATGACGTGGTGCAGTCCATCCTGCCGAGCGTGCAGCGTACTTTCTTTGGAGGCGAGCGCGTTGTCGAGTTCCAGCCTCGGACGCAAGAGGATGTAGCCGCCGCTGAACAGGCGACCGACTATGTGAACTTCGTGCTGGATCAGGACAATGATTGGTACAGCCAATTCCGAGACTGCGCTGTCGATGGCCTGCTATTTGGCGATGGCATTGGCAAGGTATGGCATGAAGAAGAAGAAGACGTAAGCGTTCAGCAGTTCCAAGGGCTGGATGAGCAAGGCGTTATGGTGCTGGCCGGTGAAGACGGAGAGTTACAGGTCGGCCAAGCAGCAGACGGCACGTTCGATGCCATCCTGAAGCGGGAGATTACCCAAAAGCGATTCAGGGTTATGGCCCTGCCTCCAGAGCAATTCCTTATCGACCGCCGCGCCACTGATTTTGATGACGCTGAGATTGTGGCGCATCGGTGCCATCTTACGGTCAACGAACTCGTATCCATGGGGTATGACCGTGAGGAGATGATGGAGTACGTTGGCGACAGCGAACTATCCACGAATGCTGAGGTAGTTGCACGGCAGCCTAATAACGGTATGTCGGGCGCTATGTCTGCCAATGAAGGGATGCAGAAGGTCATGTACGTTGAGGCGTACACGCGCTACGACTTGGATGGGGACGGCATAGCCGAACTGCTCAAGGTCTGTACGGCAGGGCCAGGGTACGAGATTCTAAAGTCAGAGCCAGTCGATACCATTCCATTCTTCAAGCTGTCCATGTCGCCAAACCCTCACGCTTTCTTCTCTGAGGGGATGTTTGACCGCCTATATGACGTTCAGCGCATTAACAGTCAAATCCTACGGCTAACCCTCGACAGCCTCGCCCAGTCTATTTCCCCAAGGCTTGGCGTTGTTGAGAATGACGCAAATATCGAGGATGTGCTGAATAATGAGATCGGCGCAATCATCCGTATGCGGACACCTAATGGTGTGACCAATCTATCACAGCCGTTTAACGGGCAGGCCGCTTTCCCAGTGCTGGACTATATGCGCCAAGTCAAAGAAGCACGCACAGGCATCACCGGTGCCTCTATGGGCGTTGATGCGGCGATGCTTGGTAACGTAACCCGAGAGGTGGCTAATGCTGCCATTGCGAGCGGACAAGGCCAGATTGAGCTAATCTGCCGGAACTTTGCCAATGGACTAAAGCGTATGTACGCCATCATGCTGGAATTGATGGTCACAAACCAAGATCAGCCGCGCATTGTCCGCTTACGCAACGAGTTTATCCCTGTTGACCCTCGCCCTTGGAACGCCAAGATGGATGTGACAATCAATGTCGCACTATCAGCAGGCACTACAGAGCAGCGCCTAGCGATGCTTCAGTACCAGTGGGAGAAGCAGAGCGAGACGTATAGTGCGCTCGGGCCTAACAACGGCGTGGTGACGCTTGGGCAGATTCGTAACACGATGGCCAAGATAGCCGAACTGGCTGGATTCAAGGATGCGGCTCAATTCTGGATGCCGGTGCCAATGGATTATGATGTTCCACAGCAGCAAGGCGAGCCACAGACTGACCCTAATGCTGAAGCGACCAAGATGCTGGCACAGGTCGAACAAGAGAAAGCACAGCTACAGGCACAGTCTGCACAGATGAGAATTGAGGCCGAATTGTATGCTAAGCAACAAAAGCTAGACCACGATGCAATGGTGCAGGCGGCTAAGATACAGAATGAGCAGGCCAAGCTAGAGATGCAGCGCGAGCAGATGATGCTTGAACTTGAAATGCAGAAGGCCAAGCTGTTGCAGCAAATGGCCAAAGATGAGCGTGATGCAATCCAGAAGGCATACGATGCTGAGGCTAAGAATACGGATCAAAGCCAGTTAACACAGGCAGTCCAGCAGCTTGGTGCAATGATGGCTGAGATGCAGGCCAGACAGGCAAACATTGAGGGCGCTGTCGGGTTTATCCAGCAAGATGAGATGGACGACTAAAGAACTCGGGGCTTCGGCCCCAGAGCGTTCGCAATAACGCGGGCGGCACACACAAAGGTGATGATATGGAAAAGGAAGAACAAACTGTCCAACGCGGCTCTGAGGCGAGACAGATTCTTCAGAGCCAGGTGTTTATTGATGCGTTCAAGTCGCTAGCCGACAAGTACGTTTACGACTTTCTCAACTCAGCAGAGCCAGACAGCCAGTTGCGCGAGCGCATATACATCAAGGCCAAAGTCCTTGAGGAGCTGCGCTACGAGCTTGGAATCGTTGAGCAGCGAGGGGTAAAAGCCGAAGTAGACATTAAAAACCGCCGCCATCGCGCAGCACAGAAATAGGTGATATTATGACCACTGAAACGACTCCTAACGGAAGTTTCGATGCAACAGCCGCCATGATGGGTATTCTATCTGACGAGAGTCAGGAAGTAGATGAGAGTCAGGCCAAGACCGACGACGAGGCAATCGCTACCGACGAGGTAGATGATGAGGCCGAATCAGAGGAAGAAGTAGACGAAGGTGATGATGAGCCAGCGCCGGTAGCCAAGACATTCAAAGTCAAAATTGACGGTGAAGAAGTCGAAGTACCGGAAGATGAGTTACTCAAAGGCTATTCGCGCACCCAAGACTACACGCGGAAGACACAGCAGCTTGCAGAGCAGCGTAAAGCAGCCGAGCAGGAATATGAGTCTGTACGCAATGAACGCGCTCAGTACGCGCAGTTGCTAGGGCAGTTAAGCGCCAAGCTAGCCGATGAGCCACAGATTGATGAGAGCTTGCAGTACACAGACCCGATTGCATACGCCAAGCAACTAAGTCAGGTCTTCCAGTATCAGCAAAATCGTCAGGCAGTGGAGCAGGAGCAGCAGCGATTAAATAGCTTACAGCAGCACGAACAACAGCAGCAGATGCAGAAGTATCTGGCCGATCAGCAAGAGGCTTTAGCGTCCTTAATTCCAGAATGGCTGGACAAAGACGTAGCCAAAGCAGAGAAGGTTAAGGTACGCGAGACTGGCAAGGCTTATGGGTACAGTGATGAAGAACTATCACAACTCTATGATGCCCGCGCCGTGGCTCTAATGCGTGACGCTATGAAGTATCGGGATTTGGTTGCGAAACGTCAGGAGGTGAAGCCTAAGGCCACTCCGGTCGTCAACGCCAGACCCAAGACTGTTGGGAGCGAGCAGAGCAAGATCAAAACACGCTTGGCAAAATCGGGCACAGTGCAAGATGCTGCCGCCTACTTCAAAACTCTTTTATAAAGGAATACCGTCATGGGACAACCTACAAATACCTTCGATACCTACGATGCCAAAGGCATCCGCGAAGACTTGGCCAATGTTATTTACAACATCAGCCCAGAAGAAACCCCGTTCATGTCCAATATCGGCAAGGGCACAGCCAAATCGACGTACTTCGAGTGGCAGGAAGACGCACTAGCAGCCGCTAGCTTGTCCAATGCCCAGATCGAAGGCGATGATGCTGTAGCTGTTGAGCCAACGCCGACCGTTCGCATGGGCAACTACACACAGATCAGCCGCAAGACTGTATCCGTGTCTGGTTCGCTCGAAGCTGTAGATAAGGCTGGTCGTAAGTCCGAAATGGCTTACCAAATGGCCAAGTCTGCCTCCGAGCTGAAGCGTGACATGGAGCTGACGATGGTGTCCGGTCAGGCCGCTGTTGCAGGCAATAGCTCTACCGCCCGCAAGTCTGCCGGCCTCGGCGCGTTCCTTCGCACCAATACCGACAACGGTGCAACCGCAACAGAGCCTACTCTCTCCGGCACAACATCAGGCTACCCAAATGCTGCTGCTGGTGCGGGTACGCCTCGCGCATGGTCTGAGACTATCCTGAAGAATGTGCAGGCCAAGGTGTGGGCTAATGGCGGTAACGCCAAGATGCTGCTGGTTGGCTCTACGCTGAAGCAGAAAGCCTCTGCCTTCCCCGGCATTGCTGCTCAGCGTTATAACGCAAGTGGCGCAAAGCAAAGCACTATTGTCGGCGCGGCTGACATCTACGTTACCGACTTCGGTAATTTGGAAATTGTGCCTAGCCGATTCATCGCTGCCGATGTGGCTTACCACATTGATACCAGCATGGCCTCGGTATGCTTCCTGCGCCCTTTCGAGAAGATCAACCTCGCAAAGACTGGCGATGCAGACCGTATGCTGCTCGTAACCGAGTGGGGCTTGAAGGTGCACAATGAGAAGGCACACGGCGTTGCTCGTGACCTGACCTAAACAAGCGGGGGGCTTCGGCCCCCTTCTTTTATCTGAGGTATTTGCAATGGCTGGACGGCTACTTTCTCACGACGATTTCACGGGCATAACGTCATACTTTCACTATGACGCAGCGACCGATACGGCAGTCATCGAGAAAAAGCAGGATGTTGGTCTGATTCTCGACAACAACAAAGCAGAGCGTAATTCAGGTGTAAACAACAAGGATCATGGGCTGGGCAAGAAAGTGGCCACTGTCCCGCTTGTGCTTTACTGGCAGTGGAAGAATCACTGCACCAAGGCCAACATGAGCCAAGATGAAACAAGCGCATATATTTTGGGCATGATAAAATCACGCGAATACTGCCATCTAATGACGGTCGATAAGATATGAACCTGCCCGCGCTCAAGATCACCATTGCCAAGTTTCTAAACCGTGATGACCTTACGGACATGATTCCCACGTTTATTGAACTGGCCGAGGCGCGAATTAACCGCATCATCCGAAGCCGTAACATGGAGTATCGGGTCACTGCCGTAATTGATAAGCAGTTTAGTACGTTACCGGCTGATTTCCTTGAGATGCGCAACATTCAGGTGAATAGCTCGCCGGTGACTGCCCTCGAATACGTTACACCCCAAGCGGCTGACGCATTACGTGCGAATCATGCTGCCGGTGCCTCTCGCTACTTCTCCATAGTCGGCAACCGGCTAGAGTTGATTCCAGTACCTGGCGCTGCCATCACAATCGAGATGACCTACTTTCGCAAAGTGCCATCGCTGACTGATACATTGCTTGATAACTGGCTGCTGTCCGCACACCCTGACGTTTATATCTACGGCGTACTGACACAGGCCGCTGCGTACTTACGTGATGACCCTACAATATGGGCATCGTTCTTTGACTCTGCTGTTGATGAAATGGCAGACGACAACGTCAGGTCACAATTTCACGGCACAACGCCAGTGCAGCGGGGCGCTCGAATTGGTTAGTTACCCTGCGCCAGACACTATCGTCCCTGAATGGGTCGGTGAGTCCTTATATTTCGAGGCCGGCTATGTTGTTGACGGCTATGTTGAAGAAAACCCTGACGGTGTGACTTGGGAGTCCGTAGAAAATGGCTGACACAACGACTACTAACCTCGGCCTTGTTAAGCCAGAGGTAGGCGCTTCCATTAACACATGGGGCGCGAAACTGAATGCGAACTTGGACATCATTGACGGGGTAGCCGCTGCTGCCCTCGCAGCATTCCTGCCCGTTCAATGCGCGTCAACTGGCCCGCTTGTGTTGTCAGGGGAGCAGACAATAGACGGTATTCTGACCAACGCTAGCCGCGTGCTGGTAAAAAACCAGCTTACGGTAGCAGATAACGGCATATATTTGACTGGCGCTGGCGCGTGGGTGCGAGCAAAC